CAGAGTCGGACCATCTGTATGTAGAAGTCAGTCACGTTCCGTGCCTCGTCGATGCCCCTGAGTAGGTGGGTGTCTAGCAAGCAGTAGTCCACGAAGTCATCCCAGTATTCATACCAGCCATTGTGTACGTCCATCCCTTCTATTTCCTCAGTGAGTTTGGACCCCAGCCCCACAGTCTCAGCGATGTCATTCAGTTTGAGTGAGGGTAGTTGCCCGCCACCACTGTCCTTCCAGACTCGCTCGAACCCAGTCCCACTGCTAGCCTGTGCTGCTGTGTCAAACTGCCATCGTCCTACGATGGGCTGGTCGGTGGGGTCGTAGCGGTCCTTGCCCTGCGTTATCTTACGTATCTGACCCACTGGGCTGAGTCTTTGTGGGTTAGGTATCCTCTCAATCAGGTGAGGTATGTCAAACCAAGACCCTGCGTGTGCTATCAGCATGTCAGGGTCACGCTCTTGTAGGAACTCAACGAACTCCTCATGCAAATCACTCTCGCTACTATAGATGTGTAGAGTGTATTCGATGCCCCGTACAGTGCGAGTCCTTTGTATGCCTAGGGCAGGGTCACCGTAAGAGCAGTTAGTCCGCTCATCTGCCCATGCGAACACCACTGGAGTGTCTAAGTCACTGTCTATCACAGCGATGATGGTAGTGAACCGCTCGGTTGGGTCTGCTTCGATGTCAAACCACCACTTGCGTGGCTTCCAGTCTGGCATGTCGTGGACGTTGTCGATGAGCCACCTGTCTGTGAACCTGACATCAGCCTCGTAAGTCCTGTCGAACTCCTGTCTCATGCTGATGATATCGAAGGGCGACTCGGCTTCCACCTTGATGAGTGGCATGTCGTCCAGTCCCACTGCAACCTCGTCTGTGATACGAGTGCCCGGGTATCTGGTCACCAGCCTGCGTCGTCTGTAGTCTCCCACGCTCGCTGGTATCCAGAAGTAGGGCTTGTATCCCTTCACTGTGTTCTCAACGAGGTCGCCCTCGCTGTCCCTGTAACGCGTGTAGAGGATGGGAGTCTCACCATTTTCATAGTAGTCCTCGACTATCATTCTGAACACCCATCACATTTCATTGGAAATATTTCTCTGCTGCACAGAGGGCAGGTAGGCTTGCCGTTGAACCTGTAAACATCATCCGGGCCTTGCCAACCACACAGGCATTGAAGTATCTTCATACTACTCACTCCTCTTGCCTGTCAAGTCCATCACTAGGAGAAGATGGTCCTTCTCGGTGTGGCGGAATATCGCAACGAAGTCATGTGCGGTGTAAAGTTCTGCCGTCCCACTAGGGATGGTTTGGAGTGCTTCTGGCAGCCATGACCCGAACGAGGTGGTGCATGATTCACTGGGACCATCACAGTCCTCTATGTCTATGCCTATGCTCATCTCGGCACCCCCCTTGTGCCCCACTTTGAGTGTCCAGAGTGAGTCTTCAGTGTCGAACTCAGCGTCAATGGGGGCGTCCTTACCAACCACTCTCTCAATGGACTTCACTTGGAACAGGTCTTGCACCTTGACCTTACCGTAGCAGGTCAGTGCCCGTCCAGCCCATGACTTCCAGTGGTTGCTCTCAGCCTCACTCACTAGAGCCATGGCCTTCTTCACGCTCTTATGGGAGCGCACGTAATCTGTAGTTGGTAGTGTCAGTGTGGTCTTACCTGAGATGAGTCTCAGAGGAATATTCTTCGGTTGCCATAGAGTCACCAGAGCGTCCTTCGGTAGGGTCTTGGTGAACGCGAGGACCTTAGGGAGGTCTGCTATCACTATCTCACCAGAGTCTTCGACATTAGCACTCACCCTGTTGTGCAACATGTGCGTGGGGAGAGCCACAGTCCCCGACAGGGACATCTGCCCTGCCTTGAGTCGTAGGTCCCCCACACCTGGTCCGAATCCTGTCAAGAACGATGTGAGAGCAGCCTTCCCAAGTTTCACTCGGGCGATTCGCCCCCCTCCTTAGAGCAGTTGGCCGATTTTGGCGCGGTCTCGCGTACATCGTATATATAGTCTTTTCGGTTCATCTGCTGGAGGTAAATTGCTTCCTCTTCGCACTCACACATATCTGCACGGAAGTCCTTACCATGGAGGGTATTAACGACCCTTACTAGAACACCTAGGTCATTACAATGCTTACAAGTCACTTCATGCCCCCCTGAGTTCAGGTAGACCGTGCCACTTCAGTGCCTTGTCTGTGTGCGTGGTCATGACCAGCCTGGTCTTGTCCAGAAGGTCAGACCGGGTCTTGGCCTTGGAGAAGGTCGCCTCATAGCGAGTTTCCCCTGTTGCACGCCCATCATCGTCACGGACCTGTTTCTTGTCCATCTCAATGATGGTATAGAGGTAGTTTGCCATCTGCTTTTCCCATCTAGGCGTCCTCTGGCCCGTTAGGGAGCCGTCTGCCTTCTGCTCGTACTTCCAGTGTGTCTCGTAGAACACATTGACCCCAAGACGGGTGAGTTCCCGACATAGGGATGTCAGTTGGTGGAAGCGGGTGCTGCGTATCTGCCAGTTGAACCTCATGCCCACCTTCTCATGGGGGCTAATCTTGGCCCCAATGCCGTCTGGGGCTGTCCCGAGGTCTTCGATGAACATGCAGGCCATGGAGACGGAGTCCCATAGGTCCACAGCGGTCACTAGGACCGTGTTTAGGCGCTTCCCTTCGTATCCGGGCTCTAGTTGGTCCTTAGCCCAAGAAAGAGCCCTTCTGCCTATGTCCATGACCTTGTCGTGGGTTGAGGGGTAGTCGTAAGCCGTTCTGGCTTCATCCTGCATCACCCAGGGGTTCACGCATTTGAACTCGTCACGCCGGTCGGTGTAGAAGGCGTCACGGAGTGCTGCACCGCCACCATCGAAGTCGATGATGAGACAGCATGAGCCCTTTGGGATGCTATCCAATATGATTGCCGTCTTCCCAGTGCCGTCATCGCCTACCACACCACCGAACTCGCCGGTTATGGGCGCTACTTCCTCAGCGAACCATTCCTCGCCAGAACGCTTTGTTGTGATTGTCGGATTTCTCGTACTGGTATGGCTGGTTTCTTCAGGTAACTGGTTGTCCTTCTTGAGGTCCTTCTTCCATTTCTGGGCAGTTTCGAGAGCCTTGGACTCTTCCTTTTCCTTCTCTTTGAGAGCCTTGAAACCGCTCATCACTCACTACCCCCAAACTGGCTTAGAGTAGTATCGCCACCCTCACCTGCTGGTATAGCCAGCCGTGAGGGTACGTAGATACCTGTTGCTTTGATGTTCGGCACTTCACCATCATCGGTCGCTCTAATGCCGAGCCTTCCGAAGATGAAGACTGTGGTCTTGAGTGCGTATGGCTTCCATCCGTCACGCCCTTTGTAGTCGAACGCGTGGTTGGCGTCTCCTAGGTAGCCGTGTACTCGTACCGAGACCTCTCGGCGCCACATATCGTTGGCGTATTCCCTCTGGAGTTGGAAGGACGACACCCGCATGGTGAAGTCCTTACCCCAAGGGTCGTATTCGGTCTCATAGCCTGTCTGGTTGATGTCCGTTACCTTTCCCTTGATACAGACGAGAGGACCGATAGGGTTATCGAAGCCTGCTATCTTCTCAGATTGATTCTGGTATATCTCCATGAGTTCCGTCAGGTCACTCACGTAACAGTCCATTCCACTCATCAGTATCTCACCCTTTAGATAGCCTCTGTCTTCCTTGTCGACGAAGTCATCTGTGTAATTGATGTTCGCGAAAAAGTTGTTCACAGCACGGTAGGAGTCTTCCCAGCCAGGGCTGACAGTCGCTGGTTGTGGCCTGACCTTTATCTTACAGGCTTTGCCAATCTCAACCGGGTGTGACACGTCATCTTCAGAGCCACCACCAACGTCGATGCGTAGGAGGTTAATCTCTTCGCCGAACCTGTCTTGGGTGTTTCCATAGAACCGGTAGGTCCTGCTAAACATCGAGGGAGCGATTGGCTCCCCGTGCCGGGCCCACTCTGGGTTGTTCTGTAGTAGGCACAGGGTCATACCACTGTCCCTCACTAGGAACCAAGGGTCCTCGCCATCAATGAACCTCTCTTGTGTGGAGGCCACGATGCCATGTGCTTTCTCAAGCATCCAGACACCAGTCTCGACGAAGGCACGTGCTACCACGCCGTTGTCGATAGCCTTGCTCAGGTCTGCCCTAGACTGTTGGAGTGCCAGTTCTCTGACTTTCTCACGCTTGTCCCGTATCTTGGGCTCTACAGCGACGAAGCAACCCACCATTTCAACGGTGCTGCCACCCGGGGTCTGCATCACTCTACGTTCTACGACAAAGGTCTCTGAAGCGTCGACGAGGAAGTCCTCGTCCTCCTCGTTCGGATTGACGATACCTAGATGTTCCTCGATATACTCAAGAAACTGCTTCTCTGCTTCATCATCCGATACGCTGTGCTGTTCGGCATACCAATGCAATCTTTCTTTCACTTCTTCTGGCAGTTTTTTTCCATTACTCATTTTTCTTCTTCCTTTCCCCAAAGGGAAGACAGGCTCCCCACAAACCAGTCTATGAACCCCTCTCGGTTGAGGGGCCACTGGTGTGCGGCCAACACGGCATCTCCCCAGATGCGGGAATAGTGATGGAACCGGGTAGGTTCCATATCAAGTTGTCGCACTTTGTCGTGCAACCTGTTTAGTATAGCGAGATTTGAGGTGCTTTCTAGGGCCATTAACTCTCTCCTGAGCGCCTCCCAATCTCCCCCGATGAGTGACAATGCCGGTTCTGAGTAGGACTTCGAGTGTTCCCCAGCCATGACTTGGAGTTCCTTGAAGTCTTTCGCAGCCTCGACGGCCATACCTATCTTCCTGAGGTCTCCATGGTAGGCTGATGCAATGGGCGTACACATCCCCTCGCTGACATCGTAAGGGAGGCCCTTCAGCATGGAGGGATGTGTGGTCACAAACATCGCCACTTCTGCTGGGTTGTATGGTCTGAACTTGAGAGTGTGACAACGAGACCGAATAGCAGGGATGATACTCGCTTCCTCGTTTGCTGTTAGTATGAACAAGGCGTGCCCAGTCTCTATGGTGCGTCGTAGTGCGTCCTGTGCTTGTCTGGTGAGGCCATCTGCCTCATCGAGTAGGATGACAGTACAGTCTGCATAGCCCCTTTGTGTGGCTACCTGTTTCACGCGTGTACGTATGAAATCTATACCACGCTCGTCTGAGGCGTTGAACTCATGGAGGTCGGCGTTTAGGTCTTTGGCCAGTGCGTGTGCCGTGGTAGTTTTCCCTGTTCCAGGGGGCCCAACAAGGAGTAAATCGGGCACGTCACCGTTTAGCAACATGGCCTTGATGTTCACCAAGGGGTGTGACTTGTCGTGTACCATCTCTTCCAATTGCATGGGAGATGACGTGGGTAAAACCAGGGCTATAAACTTAGTCAAGGTTCTCGATAATAGAAACCATTTCTGGGTGGGCCATTTTGCGGGCGGTGGCGACATCCATAGTGATGAGTAGGTTCTGTAGGTTGTCTTTGTCCTTCACGGCTTCCCATACTGGCTCTAAGAGTCCTATGACCTTACGAATCTGCCCCACCTCTCTCAATACCCTACCATGTACACCTTTAGAGGCCATCCACATGTTCAGTTGGGGTTCGTCCTGCATACTAGTGTACAGTTTCCTGTGTATGGTGTAACCTAGTGTCGTTTTGGGTGCAAAGTGTACACTCGCTTGGAAACGCGCATCACGCGCGAGCCACGCTAGGAAGAAG